TTTTTTAGTGTCATCAAACAACTTAGAAAGAGCTCCCTTCGTGAGGATGAGAAGTACAGTGTGGCCGTCGATAGTTATTACAATCAAGTTATTAATTCTTTAATCTTGTGCACTCAAGGAGACTGTATTATGAAAAGTAGTGGCCAACCTAGTGGCCAGAGAAATACTCTTGAAGACAATGGTCTTTTTCATAACCATGTTTGGTTTTATATATGGTGCTTGGTGGTTGTGCCAACTTCCACCGAGTTTAAACCTACTTGGTTTTCTTTTCGCCAAAATATTGAACTTGTGGTTATGGGTGACGATGTGATTTACTCTTTGAGCGAAAAAGTTAATTCCATACTTACAGTACCTATCGTCTCTAGAGTTTATACGTTACTTGGCTTTACTTATAAGCCTGGTTCATTAGTTGCTAGGGAACTCACTGAGTTAGAATTTTGCTCCACTAATTTTGTTAAATATTTCGACTTTTATGTCCCTTCGTTAAATTTTAACAAAATGTTGGCTTCTTTTGTCTTAAAAAATGACGGTAAACACTTACGCATGATTTTGCTACGAACTTTAAGCTTACGAATTGAATGTTATTTTAATATCAGAATGCGTGATTTACTTGAAGAGTTTATTGAATTTCTATTATCAAATTATAGGGATGTATTAGAAAGTACTTGCATGAGGACTGAAAAGGACCCCTACACCTTTGACGAGGTGATGACAATCAGAAAGGGTCCTAGACAGATTATAGCTATGTATTTGTATGCACGACAGTAGGTTAGCTTTTTACCTATTGTCGTGGTACATGTTAGGTTAGATTAAATGTACAGCCTAACAAATGTTAGATGTTGAAAATCTTGAGTTTAAGTATCATGGTAATTGGGGTGGTCCTGGTTATGGTGCTGGACGTTTTACGAGAGATGCTGGTGATAAGCTTGATTGGTCAGTTAAGCCAATTGACGATCTCGATGCCCTTTACAGGATGCATGATTATGATTACGGTGTTATGCCTCATAAAGATGCTGATAGGTTGTATATTAAACGTAGTCGGCGCTTACCTTATAGCTTGAAGAAAGCTGCATCCGATATAGGGTTTCGTTTGAAATCAGGTATTATCAGTGATAATATAGATGAACCTCCTGTTGGCTTTTATCCTTGGGAGAAGGTTTCGTCAGCGAGAATGTCTAGAAACGAAACAAAAATGACAGGTTATGGAGGAACAATATTTCCTATGGTTGACACTTCAAATCGAGTTGAGAGACAACGTCTCCCTCGAATTAATCAACCTAGGAAATCAGTCCCAATCACTGAAAGTCAGACCGTTAATTCTAACTATGATTCTTACACCCCGTGGATTAAACATTCTAATCCTTTTAAAGCTAACAAACAACCAAATCCACTTCCAGCTCCTCGTCGCCCAAAGGGTATTGATAAATATGCGACGAAGGTTCCGTCAGCGAGAATCGTTAACAACGGAACAAAAGTTAAGGTTAAAAGTAACAATATGCCAAAACCTAAAGGCAAAGGTCGATGGAAGAAAAGAAATGGTGGTAAAGGGCGCGCACGTCCTGATTTACGTAAGAGAAAGCGTGGGCCAGCCCCGCCACCAGGTTTCCGTCGTCGCGTTCAGCCTGGCAACAGGTATAAAGGTCCTGTTGCTAGAATTAGAAAAGCTCCAACTAGTTATGGAGTTACTACTCGTTCTGGTAATTTTACTCGTTTTATACAGAGTAAAAATCCTGGTTGTATGGGCATTGAAACTCGTTTGTTTCTTGGTACTCTTAAACATTTATCAACTGGTGGGACGTCTCTTATGATTAATACAGTAGAACTTGGCGGCCAAATGTATTTAGCTCCTTGGAACAATCAGTACACAACAGTTTGTCCTCTTTCTGTTTTTGCTGTGTACTTTGCTCGTTTTAGAATTATAGATGCTGCTATAGAATTTTGTTCAACTCAACCCACTAGTGAGAATAGACAAATTACATGGTGTAGTATAGATGACCCCTGTTATTGGGAGTCTGTTGGAGTCAGCACTTCGGTACAAACTCCTAGTAAAGCTAACATGAACAACATGGCTGGCGCTATGGCTTTTCCTGCTTGGATGCCTAATAAGCGTCTTCGTCTTTTACACACTAAAGCTATGTTATTCACTGCCGGTCAAACCTCTCAGTTATTTGATTACAATGATATACCAGCAAACATACGAAATCAGTATGCCGGTACTTTTGGTATTAGAATAGATGGAGTTACACCTACAGCAACAGAATCTATTGGTGATATTTTCTTAAGAATTAGAGTTGATTTTTGTAACATTGTTTCTCAGATTAATAATACTATTGATGAAGATCCTACTGTGGCTGTTCGTAGAGGTAATCGTGACCAGCGAGTTTTGGCACGCCGTTTGTTGGATTTAGAAACCAAAATGTCCAAGCTCATCATTCCGGATAATAAGGAAAATAAAATTGAGGATGAAGAGGAGACGGCTTCAGAAGTTGCTGAAGATTTTGTGTCAATTGGTGCCGAGCGTCGTAAAGAAGAAATTAAAACGCCTGTAAGGGAAGATGTTAGTAAAATGTCTAGGCCCGCTTCTAGAGCATCAACACCTGGCGCAATTTACGTTAGACAGAGTTTGCCCGTTGGCCCTCAAGGCCTATATGATTTTAGTAAGTATAGTGGATCACCTCGTAGAGAAGAG